TGGGAAGATGGATATGGGCCCTGTAATGTGTGTGAAGTCTGTATTGCAGCCGCCACAAAAAATCATCAGCAATCGGCGGACTATTATAGAAGGTTAGAAGCATGGCGTACAAATGGAACTCCTATGTAGCCTAAGAAAATCTGCCCATTTTTTAGTAGATGGGGTCATTCGTATCGCGGCCTTTTATCCAGATTGAAGATAAAAGGCTTAGTTACAAACAGTTTCGCGAATTAAAAACTTACAAAGATGTTTTACAAGTTGCTGGATATACTGTCTTTGATACAACAACACTACGAAAAATAGATAAGAGGTCAGAATATTTCTTTGCAAGCGAGCCATTTAGATTTGGCGGAACTCTATATCACAATGATAAGGCAGTTTATATTGAACGACTCTATTAAGCGCTTAGCAACTGACGCTCCCAGGTAATCTTTTTCTCCTGGTAAAGATAAGTGAGAATCTTTGCAAATGGAATACCCTTATTACCAACCATATACGCTTGGTTGGTTTCTTTACTGAAATCAATCTCAATGTGAACATCTACACAATCACCGCTCCACTCATTCTTATGGTAGCGCTTTACTGCACTCTTCTTTACAGGGTCAACCTTCCATGTAGTATCATCTGTATATCCAACAAGTGTATCGCGATGAGATTCGCGGTCATCCTTCTTTGCAGAAGTTAGCCACGACTTATTCTCACCAACTGACTGGGCCTTATCATACGTAATACGAATTGTGAGACCCACATCCACCATTAGACCAGCGCCGTTTGCATCTGCTGTTACACTTGACTTGCCGAACCATGCCTGGCGAACATCCTTCTCAATTACAAGTGAATCAACAAGATTCATACGGTCCATCAGAACAGTCATATCTGTAATCATCTGTGCAACCTGTGTCTTCAGACTTGAGACCTCCTGGGTAAGAGTTACTAGGCTCTCCTTTGTACTAAAGGTTGCCATTTGAGTGCGCATTTCAGCAATAATTGCACTTACATCATCAAACTTATTCTTCTGGCTCAACTGATGAATCTGCTCGCAGAGCAAGTCAACCGCTTCATGAGTAGCAAATGTCTTCAACTCTAGCCTAAGTTCTTCAATCTGACTAGTTACACGTGTAGAGGTTTCACGATTTGTCTCTACAAAGTCAGTAAAGTTTGAGCTAAGAGTATTTACCTGCTTATGTACCCTCTCAACCTCATTTAGCACAGCATCATCCATAGGAAGAGGTGTCCAGGGACGGAGATTTCCAGAGAGGTCTACCTCGCGCTCCCTAGTGATTGTAAGGGGCTCATACTCATTGATAAGGCCAGGCATATCATCAAGTCCAGGCATATCATCGTCAATATCTTCTACAGGGAACTCCTTTACATCTTCGCCCTCGTCATCTGCAGCCTCGCCATCATCTTCCTCGTTGTCTTCATCCTCTTCCTCACCATCTTCCTCCTCAGCATCCTCTTCCTCGCCGCCTTCCTCCTCAGCATCCTCTTCCTCAACATCCTCCTCATCCACAAGGCCTTCAATATCCTTGATCTCTGTTGCAGCGTGAAAGTCAAGAATAGTCATTGTAGTCTTTGTAAATAGATATGCCATTACAGTCATGAAACTTGTAAATAGAATCAGGGCTGCAAGATTTGCGGAACTCTTCTTTTCATCCATATCAAGAACATAGGGATCCATGGTTAGTCGGTTTTCTTTCTACATTTTTTTCCAACGCAACCAAGCTTCAAATTTTGGACGGCTATAAAACAAGTCGAATTAACGTGAACACATGACGTGAGAAATTTTTCACTGCCTCAAATTCAACAGCACCACCTCGAACGGCTCTTTTTAATAGCCCCTCCAATTCTAGCATCTTCGGTTTCAAGACATAGTTTCCATAGCGTTCAGTTAACATTTCACGAGTAAATGTATTTTCGACTTCACGACTCTTATTCACATATTCGTGAAGTATAAAAAGCCATTCTCGAACCGCTGGGAAAAAACTAGGACCAGACCCTAGAGCCTCAAGCGGATGAAGACGCCTCCATTCTTGATAGTGCTTTCTACACAATGCACATGGCATAACTATTTCAAGCATTCGTAGTGCATAGATAAATTCACGTTGTTGATCATCTAAGATATATTGATGCGGTGTTCTTCCAGCCCTCTCGGCAATTCCATGAAGAATTTCCCAAAGTACTGGTCCCCATTCTGAGTTTTTTGGAGCGGTCAAATCTACCGCAGACATCTAATCGGGTAGTTAAAAATTTGACATTTAAAACACGCAATGTGTAAAGTACGCAATGACGGAAACGCGATTTCCAGTTCCAAGTTATCTGTGGATTTCTCTAGAAGCCACTCTACAAGCCGAATCTCGCAAACTTGTTAAAGAAATAGCAGCCACTTTGGGGCAAAATGAAGCCGCTCTGTGGAAGGAGGTGAGTAAAGAGAAACTCTCTGCTTATCTTGTGGATATGATGGACCCTACAGATGAAAGTCTTCAATGTATTGGATATACTCTAGATGGTGTTGTACAAAAGCCCTGCACAAATCCAGTAATCTTCGGAAAAAAGACGTGCCCTCACCATACAAATACAGTGATTAAGAAACCTGATTCATCACTTCCAAAGTACAGGCGCCTCAAGTACTTTGATGAAGAGGAGAGCACAGATAAAACATGCTATGTAAATGCATCTACAAATGATGTAGTTGATTGTGAAACACTTGTGCGAATTGGGACATGGAATCCTGAAACACAGTCGCTTGTATTGTTTATCGCCTCGGAGTAAAATTTGAAAAGTTTTTTGTATACTTTATAGATACTATTACAACATGTTCTCAATTGGTCGAACACCAGGAAGTTCTCGCGTCTATCAAACAATTAGTTCACCTCCATGTGAATCACCCTTTGCTGCCATCGCAGCAATGTCTGATATTCAACGTTGGGGGCTTGTAGGCACGCGCGCAGAGGATATCCAACAATACAGAAATAAAAAGGAACCTGTTACAAAGGCTGCAGATCCTCCACTTCCAGATCCAAAGGTCTATCCACTTATTGGCTCCTATGACCGTGTTACAACGTCTATCCTCCATAAACTTCCTTCAAATCTTCGATTGGCCCAACGGAAGTTACATATCATGCTCACTCCACCCACCGCAAAGGTAATGAAATTCTTTCCATGGTCTCAAGAACAAATCAAGGAACTTCATCAACTCTTTCAGCAACAGATTCAGTTTCGGTTTCAGATGAAGCGACTTGTACTTCATTATCTGCAACGCAAGAGTAAACTCATGAATCATGCAGATCCTATTACGATGGAGCCGCCTACACAAGCCGTATCACTCTATGCACCGAATGTGAAGTCTATCTACCAGTTTGAAGCCCGGTCTCTTGCACATCACTGGACCACACTTCTTCTTGGGCATGATGACTTCTTTGTTGAGCCACGTTTTCCTACAAATCCCTTTACAAATCTACCTGTTGATATGCTAAGTCTGAAGAATGCAATTGCAGATCTGCGGAAACACGGTCATTTGAACTGGATTCTCGAATCCTTTGCATCCTGTAAATTCAATCCTTCCAAGTGGGAAATGCAGTTCGACCTACCCCTTCGAATTGAGGCTATTCGCTCAACACTGAAGGACAAGGGATCGCGAGATCGACTTGAATATTTAGTCGAGTTTGCCGATAAACAGTTTTACGAAAACATGATCACCTTCAATAAGAATCTCTTCACCTGGCTCTTTAAGGAGCATCCTATGAGCCAGTATGAACGCTCATGGGAAACTCTCTGTGCACAGTATTATATTAACAGGATAACCACTTCGAATAGTGAAATACTTGAGCGCCTACAGGAGGCCATAGTAGTAAAGTCTAAGCGGCTCATGGATGTTCCTCCAGAGATTAAGGAAGCATGGGATAAGACTCGTACACGAATTCGTATTACTCGCAGAATAAGTGTAATCGATGTACCCATCCCACAATTTATTATAACAGCACCTACTCGCAGGGGTCGTCATGAATTCATTGAAAATATTCTTGCGGAAACGGAATCACTTGCAAGCACTCTACCTCTACTTATTGCTGCCGCAGCGGCAGAATCAGAGACTGATTCTGAAGAGGAGATTGAACTCGACAGTGGCCCTGCGTAGGAAAATTTGAAGTCATCACCAACTTTTTTAGGATCATTACTCAAATGTCGAACCAGTGTGAAAAATGTTTCTGCTACATCTATGATACTGTAGTACGACCTCTACCTCCATCGGATCCCTTTTACAACGTATTAAAGTTTAAGAGAATTGGTCCAATTGCTTCAGAACTAACACGGGAGATTATCCGAATTTTGGGCATAATGGGCGATGAGTTATATATAAATGGATCTGCACATAAAGAATTAATCTATTCATGTCTACTCTGTGTAGATGCAGGCTTTGTACACTCTAATCGAAATGTATCAAAGGAAGAGTGGCGATTTAATAATCCACTCTCTTATTCACATCAATATCTCCAAAGAATCTGTACCTCATTAAAAATGGAGATTCGAGGTGTTCATGAACAACACTGTGGGCTAATCACAGTTGCAATAATAGAGAAAAAAGAAGAAGATGATGATCTCTATGCTTAGCCTGAAGTATTTAGTCTCCACCTACATATTTTATTTTTATCGGGAACAGATTTATACATTTTCCCATCATTACCTTTTTTAATTTCACCGCAGTGCTCATTTGCTGGAAAAGGTGGAGAATCACGAGTAAGATATTTTTTATCTATTTTTCTCGTCGCATGTGTTTTTTTACCTTTCACTTCAGCCATTTTAGCTGTCATTCTTTTATGCTCAGCTTTTGTAAGTCCTAGAGGATTTGTATCTGTTTTTAAAGCATATCCTATATTTCTTAACCATACTTTACGACAGTCGCCAATACATTTTCCTTCCATCATTTCATCAAGAAGTTTAAAAGCCTCTTTTTTATTAATAAATGGCATAGTATAGTCTACTTATTAATAATAATATTTTAAGAAATAACAAGAATCTTCTTTGCCGGCTCGAGGCACCATCCATCCATCTCTTCACGCCATGAGGGCAACGCCTCTGCATAGAGCTCTCCGTAGTTAAGTGGTCCCTTTTTTCCTTCAAGTCCCGCGTAGATCTGGTCAACACCCTTCCAAATCAGCAGTGATTTTTCCCTACGTATCCAGGTTCTCCAGTATTTCACTGTCTCAATCTCTTCATCTGGTCTGAGTACTCCATATCCGTGGCTTTTTTCTTTCTCGGCAGTCAACCATGTAACTGGATGACCATCTGGAAAGTAGAGTTCTGTAAATTCAAGTTGCTCCTCGATACTTAAGTCTACAAAGGCGCGGCCACCGAGCGCTTCAGACCAATAGGGAGCAATCTCCATCTGTTCAAGTAGGTCGCCCAGTTCATTTACAGTACTCTCTGTATTAACCATTCGCCCACGCTCTGTGATTCCATAGAGGCAATCACGTGGAATTGCATAGTCTCTTCGAACCTTTCCTCCCATGGCTGCAGCCCATTCACGTCTTGATTTTTCTATATCAGGTGCAACAACCTCGCGAAGAGTGGACGTTGGATGTGGAAAGAGACTTGCGACTGCAATTGCTCGAAGAACCCATTCCATACCTTCGAGAAACTCAACCTTTTCCGCTGCTCGAAGTACCTTTACCTGAGGACTCAGGCTCTCAAGCAGGTCCCATACAGCCTCAGGGTGGTCCATCCATTCAATTCGAAGAAGAAGCCATGCAAATGCCACTTTTCGCTCGGCGACGGCGGCCCGAAAGAGAGCCTCCCAGCCCACTGCTTTTGTTCGAAGGCGTTCAGGTACTTTGGGATATTTCTTCAATGAGAGGACAAGTAATACTAAGGGACTTGCATCTCGTACAAAGCAACATGCTAGTTGATAGGTGAGAAGAATCACTTTTTCCTCATCAAGTTCCCCTGAGTCCCATAAGGCCATAGCGCTCGTAAACCATGCAAGACCTCCGATACTCTTCAGTTTTGTCCATGAAACAACAAGAGTCTGAAAACATTCAAGAATCAAATTGGAATCAATTAATTCCTGTGCCCAGAAAACGGCTTCATGGGGGCGATTTGTACAAATACAGAAGACAAGAGCCGCCAGGACTTCATCCTGTTTATAGAAATGCCGTGTAATCATTGTGGATGCTTTCACTAAACGCGCGCATTTCATTCAAGTTTTCGTACCCGTTCCCGTTAGAATGATAGTGGGCAATAATGCAGATGAAATTCTGCCAGGGCTCTGGCTTGGAAATTTCAATAGTTCGAAAGATGAAGTCTTTCTAAAGACAAAAAATATCAGCACTGTCTTTAATTGCACAAAGGAGCTTCCATTTAGTCCCATGGCGCAAATTCGGTACCGTGTGCCTGTAGATGATAATCTGGAAGCAGATGAAATTCGAAATATGGAACTCTGGTCCTATGAAACCATCTACAAACTCGCAGTTGAGATGAAAAAGGGAAAGCCAGTTCTAGTTCACTGTGCAGCAGGGATGCAGCGTTCTGCTGCGGTGGTTGCTATGTACTTAATCGCAACTCAAGGAATGAATTGGGAGCAAGCACATCGTCATATTAAACAGAGACGTAATATTGCCTTTTTTCCAGCGGCTAACTTTGAAAAGGCGATTCAAGGCTTTTATACGGCGTTTCAAAAAGAGATTCGCCCAACCCTCGGCTAGCTGCGTTAGGGTCAATTCGTAAAACCGCATCTGTACGATATCCAGATGCATCCCGCGGATAGCCGCGTGGATTTGTAGTGAGTAGAACAACGCCTGTTTCTCCTGTAGCCGATTCCCATCCTTTCAGCCATTCAATTGACTGATGTATATGCCCACACGCCCATGCCACAATTGGAGGACGTATGAGAATATCAAGATCACTTGCATACAGAGTAGATTCTGGCCGTTCAATCCAGTTACGATTGATGAGAAGGAGACTCGGTGCATAATGTGTTAGCATGACAATCATTGTACCTCGTGCCGCTTTGATTTCCTGTTTAATCCAATTCAAATCCTCCTGATGTAGTGTACTGAGTGTCTGCGCATCAAATGTGCGGTCATTATCTACCCATGCCCGCTCCTGTTCATGCGGTATTACGCCTTCAGCAGGACGTGACCAGAGTGGTGTACCAAGAACAATAACTCCATCTTCGCTATAGACCTTTCCGCGCCACATGATCATAAGATTTGGATAGAGTTTCTCATAACTGCGGAGAAGGGCCAATGTTGAAGGAATTGTCTTTTTACTTCCAGGTTTCAGTCTCCAGAATTCGTGATTTCCAGGAACATAGAGAACCTGCTTCCACATACGTGTACACCATTCAAGAAATTTTTGAAGTTCTGGTGACTCGGGGTCTCCAATATCACCTAAGAGAGCGAGAACAGGTGCAACAGGTGTTAAGAGAGTAGTATATTCAACAGCAGGATTCATCTCCAAATGTAAGTCACTACAGTACTGAATTCGCATCCTACACATGCCTTTAAAATAAATTAGCTAGTAAAAATCTCGAAATTATAAACATCAACCCCATGATATGGTCCAACAAAAAGATACTTATCAGGATATTTTTGTGCATGAAAAAACAAATTGGTCTGTTCGGTGTCAATTCGTTTCTTCATAATCATTTCAGTAATATAATTGCGCAGTACAAATTCACAGGCTTCTTTCAAGTGCTCAGCTTGACCTCCCCAAAACCCACCCATTAAGAGATTCTGATTGGCTCCAATCATCTGGTCTACTGTAAATGGCATTCCTCCAAGTGCGTGTGCAACTAGATGATCTTTATTTCCTCCAATCTGTATGTATATTTTATGTGTTTCTCTAAGAATCTTAAGAATATCTTCACGTGGCTCTGCAATAATATGATTCTTTTTCCAAAAGCGCGAAAGTCCACCATCAATCCAAAAAAAGAGATCTGTATTAAAAGGATTCTCCTTGATTACATTGAGCATATATGCCATCTTAGAATGAATCATTGGTGCATATGTAGGTAGACGATTTGTTAAATCATTTCGCCAAATAATTTTCTCTTTCCATTCTTGTGATTCAAGAATTTGTTGGACAAATCGAATACTCCAGGCAAGGGGAATTGTCTCAATTCTCTCTTCAATAATTTTAGTTGGGAGTGCACCTCGCAGTTGTCGAACAATTGGTACAAGAACAGACTCTACATAAATTACCATAGGTGCACGAATCTGAATTGTAGGTAAAAACCATTTCACATATTCATCAAACTTTCTTCCATCAAATTCTTCGCGTCCAATATTCACAAGACATGTAACGATTGTCATCTCATTCCATAAACTGGTTTTTACAGGTTCAGGTATAGATACAGGTTTATTTTTTTGTGTAAATGGATAGGAATCGAAGGTAACTACAGGTAATTGAGGAATATTTGGCATATCAATTGATAATGGCAAAGATTCTGTATTTTCTCTCTTAGAACTAACATACTCATTACGAATAAAAGTACATTCAAATACATTTGGAAAGCAAATTCCATCGATCATATAGGTTTGACATCCATTATTTGGATGAACGTGTACAAGTGTATGTGTTCTATTTATTTTTTTAAATAATGCAAACATAGTTTCATTTGTAATATCAGATAATCCAGTGAAGTACTCAGGATGCAGTTGAATATCTCCAGGAGTATGAATTTCAATCACAAGTTGCTTGATTTTATTCATTTGTTCATCTGAAAATGTTGGAAAAAGTCGAAACTCGTGCCCTTCGATGTCAATTTTCATAAAAATATTTGAAAAGGGTTCGATTTCCTTATGTAAATTGGAGAGGCTTTCTGTATTTTCTTTTCCGAGATTTTTCTTTACAAAATAAATACGATAATCATCCTCAGGCAATTTTGCAATTGTTCCATCAAATGCAATAAGTGGTGTGGATGGAAACTTACTTACAATGGCTTGTTCAAAGCTTATATCATTGGCAATTCCGCCACTAATACAAATATCATACGTTCCAGGTAGAGTATAAATAATATATCCTCCATCAAAGGGTTTTCCAATTCGTTCTTTTTCAAGAGGTACCGTGTATAAAATTAGGTTCTCCATCTAGAAAAGTATAGATAATTACTTTAAACTCAGGCAAATCTTACCTAAAGTTTATGGTTTAACTATACAATAATGAAGAATTGTATTGTATCAGCATATTATAAAATTCCCAGTAAACAACCACATGAATGGTATTTACCGTTTTTAATTAACTGGTTTAGAACAATTCGTGGAAATATAGTATTTTTCACAACACTTGATGTTGTGGAAGAATTAAAATGTTTTGTTGATCTTTCGCATGTTAAATTCTATATTTTACCATTTGAAGACTTAATTGCAAATTTAAAAGGTATTGAGTTTTGGAATCGCCAATATGCGCGTGATGTAGAACGGTATCATTCGCCACAATTAGGAATGATATGGTATGAAAAACGTCATTTTGTTTATAAGGCAATGCAATTGGATACTGAAGCAGACATCTTTATTTGGTGTGATGCTGGCTGTATCAGAAATAATATAAGCCAAAATACTGCAAACTACTTTGGTACACGAATGACCATTCTGAATGATAATAAAATGCATCTTCAACAAGTAAATACATTTGAACCGAAAGAGTTTTGTAGATATCCTGATTTTTGTATTGCAGGTGCAATTATGGCTGGCAATCGAATTGCCTGGCTTCAATTTATTGATATCTATGAAAAATCACTTGATGAATATGATCAAAATGAAATACCAGGAATAATGGATCAAAATATAATGCACCGATGTGTTCTCAATAAATCAGAACTTTTTACATTATATCCTCAAGAATCTACAGTTGATCCATGGTTTAAATTTCTTGAATTTCTATGATTTAATATTTTTAATATAGAGATCAACAAGTTTACTCCAGTCCCATTCGCGACGGACCCACTCACGAATTTCATTACGCAAAGAAAGTGAATTGGCGCGATTCAGTTCAATTGCCATATTTAGTTTTAGACTATCTGTTAAATCCGCATCTGGAATCACTGTTACCCATGGAAGTTTGGGAAGTTCATTTGCTGCCGACTCTGAGAGTACAACTCCTAGACCAGCCGCCATTGCCTCTTTAACAACCAATGGAGAGCCATTTTCTCCATCACTGAGCAGAACAAAATTTCCATAGTTCGTAAGCATATTCAGTAGATTCTCGCGCGGTTCAATTTCACCGCGATAATTTGAGTGATTGCAGGGTCCCCTACCCACATAGTCAACCTGAGGAAGCAGATAGGTTAGGTGCTGACGTTTACGCGGCTCAATCTTTGCAACCACAATGGACCGACGAAAAAATTCGGGCATTTGTACAAAGGGAAATGAATCCGTATTGACTCCATTCTGCATAAGAAAGACCTTTGATTCAGGAAGAGAACCCATTTTTAGATATGCATTCTTATCTTTTACTGAAATACAATATAGATGTACTCCATGATTCTTCACCGCCTCACAGATTCCATTAAAAACGATTCCATATCCATCACGCGGCCATTTTTCAGGTCGCTCAATATAAGGATAATGGCTTGAAACACAGATTTTACCTCCGTGTAATTCATGTAAAATATTCCAAAATTCATCATAATGAACATGTACAATATCATAGTTTCCTGAATTAACTCGTACTATAATTTCCTGCCGAGATGGTGTATTAATTATATCAACGTGATGTCCCTTCTTTTTGAGAAAGAGTGAATAATCCCAGATAAGTTGCTCAACTGCCCCCCAGCCTGTAGGTGGAATCGGCATAATTCCAGGACCCACTAATGCAATTTTAAGAGGCGTTGTCTGTGACCAGCGTTTAATATATTTTCTCGCGCGAAGTCGCCAGTCGAGATTTTCTAGTGCCCATTTACGAATTTCCTCGCGATAAGTATGGCCCAGTGTACAGACTTCTGCAATCTCTTTATTTAGATCTACATCCTTTCCTACAATACGAATCCAAGGCTTGGTACGGGGTAGGTTTGCAGAGGCTGCCTCACTACAGAGAATCGCACATCCTGCAGCAAGTGCTTCACCAATAACAAGAGGATGCGCTTCGGCTTCACTGAGAAGGACCAAACAGGAGTACTTTGTAAGTTCAGTATAAATCTGATTACGAGTCCAGTGTCCCTTATACCGTGAACCAACATCAAATCCCTTAATTATTATAGGACCAGCAAAATCAACTTGATGACAAGATTGTAGTCGTTCTTGACCCTTTCGCGGTTCAATCTTTCCAATACAGATTGCGCGGTTAAGAGTGGGCTGTGGATCAAACTGAATTAAATCTGTACGCGTTCCGTTAGGAAGAATCCAGATTTTATTTTCAGGAACTGACCCAAGTGTGTTATACGTTTTTGCAATCCGATCTGAGAGCGCAACAAGGCTAAACTGCTTGGCATTTAGAAGTTGACATGTGGAAATAAATTTTATCATATACGGATCTTGAATCAGACGAATATCTTGATCTAAATATGCATAATGTGTTGTTAAAAGACACTGAATTTCAGGAAACTTCTGTAAAATAGGAAGTAAAAAAATAAAATGATCATCGTATTGACAATGAACAATATCAGGTCGAAAACTCTCAACAAGTGGCATAAGTTCCGCTTCAACAGATGCTGTATGAAGCACCTTCACTTCGGCACCTTCTTGTTGAAGTGCCCATGCAAAATCAGCTGTTAAGTTTTCACATGCTCCCCATCCATCGCACGGCCATGGGCCAACTCCAGTACTAATCAAGAGAATACGCATTCACTTGATTACTATTTCAAAAATGGCTTAGGTGGTTAATAGCCGCCACGGAGGCGGAGAACAAGGTGAAGGGTTGACTCCTTCTGAATATTATAATCGCTTAGTGTGCGATTGTCCTCGAGCTGCTTACCAGCAAAAATGAGGCGCTGCTGATCCGGTGGAATGCCCTCGCGGTCCTGAATCTTCTGCTTAACATTCTCAATAGAATCCGAGGGCTCAACATCCAGCGTGATGGTCTTACCCGTGAGTGTCTTCACAAAAATCTGCATTGGTTCTGTATAGACTCTATAAAATATTTTTAGACCGGT